GTTCTTGAGGCTTTGAATAATGCCGTTTGTTTTTGTAGTAATTTATAAAGGATTTACTAATCCTGCTTGCTTCTAATACGTCTGCCACAGAGTCGAATCTAGTACAGGCCCATTAAAATATATCAAATAACAATAAGTAATATAATATATTTATTATGAATAACAACTTAAAAATGTTAGCTGAACAGTATCAATTAATACTCGAAAAACGTGTTCAACCTAAGCCAGAGACAGAGGAAGCTTTAGAACAATTCCTAGTTAAAAGAGCTGCTGGTGCTGCTAAAATAGCTCATAGTTCAAAAGAAAAAGGTGGTTTTGCTACATTGACATCTATTCATTTTGCAGCAAAAGCAAAACCATACGCAGAAGCTGAAAAAATGGAAAAAGACCCTAATAAAGACTGCGATAAAACCAATGCTCATTACAAAAAAATGGCAGAGGAAGTTTATGCAAAGTTAGCAGACTTAGATAAATTATCACAAAAAGAGTTTCAAGCTCTTATGGGTGAATTAGAGGTCTGGGGTGAGGTTTATATAAGAGCTACTAAACCAAATAGTCTTAAGATTTAAATTGGTACCTCCGGCGAGAATCGAACTCACATAAACTGCTTAGAAGGCGGTTGTCCTATCCGTTGAACGACAGAGGCAAAAAAAATAGTGGTCCGGACAGGATTCGAACCTGTAACCCAAGCATTATGAGTGCTTCGCTCTAACCGTTGAGCTACCAGACCTTAAAGTTAAGCTATAATAACTAAAAACAATTAAACGTCAAGAGGCTTTTGCTAGTTTTTTAAAACTTTTCACTCTATAAATTTCTAACTTAGGAATAGTATTGGTTTTTTTATGCCATCTAAAATGTATGTAACTTTTATAGGGTTTAGTTGTACTGTATTTTTTTGGCTTAACAGCTAACTCTACCCAATCTTTTTTGTCTATAAAAAAATAATTAAGCTCATCTTTATGTGGGTTATATATAATAATTCGCAGCGCCCCTGTTTTATGCTTTCCAGAAGTACCTATAACATTTGTTATATTGCCACTATATGTATTTTTATTTCCTACCCCTAGATATGCACGTATTGAAGACGTTTTGCAATCACTTCCATCTTTAAAATCTTCTCCGTGCGTGTAAGATCGTTTTAATTTACCATGATATGCGATTGCTTCTTCTACTAATAGTGGTATATTATACGCTAACGGGTTATTTAATACATAACTTATATTATGATTATATGCAAATGTAGGATGATACGGTATAACTAATTGTTTTAAAAAACATCTATATTTTAAAAAATTACTTTCAACTATATCAACATTATCTGTCTGTTGTTTACAAGGCATTAAACAATATTATAATTGCTTAAAAAAAATTATCAATAAGGTGTTAAAATTTCTTATTAATAATTCTATTCCATATTCTGTCATGTAGATAGTATAATGCTATTTTACCGAAAAAATCAATACCAGCTATACCTAAAGATAGCCCGGCGCGTTTAGTTAAAAGGTAGCTAATTAAAAACGTTGTAAGACTACCTAATATTCTGTAGGTAATAGCTTTTAATAAAGATACAATGTGGGTGTTCATATTAAAAAAATTGGAGCGGGAAAAGGGACTCGAACCCTCAACATCCACCTTGGCAAGGTGGTGCTCTACCATTGAGCTACTCCCGCATATATTATTATTTACTCTGTGTTTGACTATCTCCAGGCATTACTCTATAATTATCTTCAACACTATCTGGGGTAGAAACTTCTATAACAGTACCCGCTTCTACGCATATAAGCTGATGCGGGTATAATGGTTTATTATGCCATATATCTCCTACGCTTAACGGTGCTTCTTGTACGAAAGCAGTTTTAGGGTCAATAGTTTTTACAACAAACTTACCGGACAAAACATACCACGTTTCATCTTTTTCAGAATGGAAATGCATACTAAATTTTGCACCTTCATTAAACTGCATAAGCTTGCCACAGTATTTGTCATTGGTAGCCCATATAAGTTCGTTACCCCAACCTTTTTTAACATATCCAGATAAACGTGTCATTGTTATGATTTACTAAACAACTCTTTAAAATCAGTAAAATCATTTTCAATACCTTCATAGTATTTGTCTTGTTTAAATATTTCCAATATGCGGTTATGTTCGTAATTGGATGTGAGTATCCATTTAAGTTCTTCACCTTTTAACATAATAACAGTATAATCTTTACCACCTTTAAATGCTCTACGTATTAAAACCATAATAATACTTACTAAATGGTCGGGGCAGGGTGATTTGAACACCCGACATCCTGGTCCCAAACCAGGCGGTCTACCAGGCTGACCTATACCCCGAAAAAACATATTTAAACCTGTATTAAATAATAACAACGGGTAATTAACAAATATGAATATATATGATTGTTTTATGTATAATGGAGAAACTGACATGCTAAATTTCCGTTTGCATGAATTAAACGACTTTGTAGATTACTTTATTATTACAGAATGCGTATATACATTTAAAGGGGATAAAAAAGAATTACAGTTTCCTAAAATAGAAAGTTCTCTCTCAACTTTTAAAAATAAAATAGTATATCTACCTAATATAACATTATATTCATCTACGGATGCATGGGCTAATGAAATAGGTCAAAGAAAACATCTACAAGTAGGTTTACAGAATTTAAACGATAACGACCTAGTACTTCTTTCAGATGTAGATGAGATACCGGATACTAACGTGTTAAAACAAATACGAGGTGCTAATTTACGTGGTCAATATAAGTTTTTACAACATTTTTATTACTACAATATAAAATGTAGGTGTAAAGGTTTGTGGTCTGGTACCGTTATAACTGATGCTATTACATTTAAAACAATAGGTTCAGATATGCAACAATTAAGAGATAGTAGGTTTGTAATAGCTGACATCACATTGAATGGTGGAGTAACCGGGTGGCATTTTTCTTATTTTGGAGATATACAAGCTATAATAAAAAAGATTAAAAGCTTCTCGCATCAAGAATACAACAACGAAAAATACACCGACCCGGTAAAAATTAAAGAAGCTATCGAACAAGGTAAAGATATATTTTTTAGATCTAACATGCAATTTGAGCATGTACAGAATGAACAATATTTGCCTAAACATATACATATGTTAAAATAATAGGGCGGGAGCATCTCACTCCCGTGGAGATTTTATTCCGTAAACCTCTAAAGAAGATGGCATAGACGGTAGGAATTGAACCTACATAAGGCAGTTTTGGAGACTGCTGCACAACCATTATACCACGTCTATAAATTAAAGATAGTTATTTGTGTGTCAGGAAACTATTAAACCCGTAGCAGCAGCCCATCCTGATTTCGCTCTGACGGTTGCAGATACATTAAGTTCCTAATGTGTTTACAGGTCTGCAAATTGGTGCTCTAGGGAGGGTTTAAACCTCCACGCCCTTTGGATTGCGCGCATCCTACAGGTACAAGGGCTTTCACACCCCCGCGACTGATTCCGCCACTAGAGCAAAAATATTAAAATGGAGCCCCCGACTGGGATTGAACCAGTGACAGCCAGTTTACAAAACTGGTGCTCTACCACTGAGCTACAAGGGCATTGTCAAAGATCTATAAAAAAACCTTAAGCTTTGAGCTTAAGGTTTAAAGTATATAATTTAAATAAACTTTATACCTCAAACCCCACACAGTAACAAGGCCAATATGCTTGACGTGTTATTATTTGAGATGTTGATTGTACGTTCATTTAATTAATATTTATATAAAATACAAGCTTATTTACGCTTTTTCTTGTTATCTTTCTTAGCATTAGCTGGCTCTACGGGCTTTGATCTGCGTATATTGTCGGTAGCTGTATTATTTGCAGGGAAATATAAAGGAGCAGGGGCGGAGGCTGAATTAGTATTCTCGTTTAATATAGTTGTGTTTGCGCGTTTACTTGCACATTTACCTGAACAGCCACATGATTTACTATCAATCAGTGAGTAAATTTCTTCCACGCTTTCTTTTACTTCCCAAATACCATGTGGGGGGCAGTGAATTGTCGTGCTATTTGCAGTAGTACCATCTGGCCGCGTAATATTATTAATTAGTGAAGAAACTATATAATCTGTATTTAATAAAATAGGTTGATTTTCAAAACCTGGAGTTGTGTTTGTAAGTTTAATAATCATAATGTATATATATATAATATACGAACCAACAAAATCAACTACATATAAAGAAAAGGTTTCCATTCTTCTCTTATATTATTTTTTTCAGGTATAAACATACCTGCCGGCAACATTTTACGTGGTTTAACTTCTTGACCGTTAACATTATAATAAGGAAAAATGTTATCTTTACTACTGTTACACTTACGACATGCAAGAACTAAGTTAAAATCATGATTAGTACCGCCTTTTGATTTAGGATATACATGATCCTTAGTAGCATTACTAAATGTTATAGGGTTAAGACAGTATTGACAAGTTCCTTTATAAATTGAATATAATGTTTTTAAAGATATATTATCACTTTTGCGGTGATGGAACCCAAAATGGTAACCACATATAACTATAGTTGGAATATATCTTTTAGATTCTTCCCCGGTTATACGATTAGGTGCACTACGTAGATAAGGTTGATCGTCATAAAGAGCTACAGTATTGTCACTCCACGATATAGAAGACTTAACTGGAGGATATGTGTCTATATCTTCGTTATCCCAGGAAGCTATATTACCATTAGCGTCTATACCTTTTACTCTACCTGTAACTAAGTGTCTAATTGCAGCTTTAGCGGAACAAAATGAAAATGCTTGGTAAAGTTTGTTAATTAATAACGTTGTACGGGTTTCCGGCTCTACTAAACTCATTAAAATTTTACTTCTCCAATATTAATTGTATTACCTTGTTTTTGTATTAAAAAAACTTTTTTCGGTAAACTTTCTTCTAATTGAAGTTTTTTTGCACTTTCTACTGCACTATTAGAATCAGCATACATTATAAATTCTGTTAGTTTTCGTGTCCAAGTATTGTTATTACTATAAAAAAGATATTCTTCAAGCGGGTTACGTGCATTTAAAAACTTTACAGAACTATCAGCTATAATGTACTCTGGTGTCATTTTAAATATTAGTAATTTTTAGCACTTCAGTTAAGTTAGTTATAACATGATCGGCAAGTTTATTATCTACTGCTTCTTTACCGTACATGTATGTAGCTTCTGCTTTTAAAAATTGTTCGGGGTTTTTTATATTTTGCTTTAAAAGCATTTCATTAAGAATTTTTTTAGAAATTCTCAAACTTATCAGTTCACTTTCTAAACAACGATGATAATCTTCTGATAATTCTTGACTAATATCGTGAAGCATAACAATACTATGTTCCATTACCATACGTTTACCTAGGGTACCACAAGCTAAAAGCACGGCTGCAGCGGAAGCAGCATTAGATAGAGCAAGCGTGGCTACATCACACCTTAGTAATTGTGTAACTTGATATATTGAAATAGTTGCATCTATATCCCCACCCGGAGAGTCAAGTATTAATAGAATATCATTACCGTTTTTCTTATCTAACTTTATAAGTTGATCAATAATTTTACCGGCTGACTCATCATCAATGTCTCCGGATAATCGTATCACTCTACTACTTCCAAGCGTTTTAACTGTTTTTCGATTTGTAGGCATTTGATGTTGTTTAGGTTTTTTTCTATCTCTCGAGCTGTTTTAATTTTCATTACAAGCGCATCTGAGCGAGTATTAACATAATCTTGAATATCTAAAGGTTTAATATATTTCATACCTTCATAACTATCAAAATTAATACCTCTTTGTTTACATTTTTCAGCAATAATTTCAACTGCTTCTAAAAGAGCCGCCCATCGCGTAAATTCATATAATGTAAGTTTATTGTCTATTTTATTGATTTCCATTAGGTGAAATAGTATTAAGTGTAGGTGCTTCGTATATAGGATCTGTAACGGCAGCTGTTTCAGCTATTAAATATACTGCATTTTTTGTATTACAAAAACCACAAATAAAGCGATTTTCTTGATTAGTGCGTACAATTACATCGCTTTCTTTCTTACAAGAGGTGCAACTTACACGCATAGTGTTTTGAGCTAAAATTTCTGCTTCTTTTAGTTGTATTTGTCTGATATCTTTTAATGCATTGTACTCTAAAATTGTATTAAACACATAAGATACTAAGAATTGACAAATAAATGATACTCCGAACCATAAAAAAAATGAGTACCCAAAAAATTTAACAACTCCACCTACAAGTGCAGATATAACTGCTGTAACAAATAACGATCGTAACAGTACAAATAACTTTTCTCTCATAATAACACTATTAAAGCGTTATTATGGTCTCGGTGCAAGAGAAAAATTGTGTAAATCGGTGGCTAATTTTTTACAAGTAACCATTATACCGTTTAATTTTTTACGAAACACTTCAAGCTTTGCTTCTCTACCTTTATAGAATGGTAAATTTGCAGCATTACGAGCTTTATTTCTCAAATCTTGCGCTTTTAAATATAAATCAGCAAGTTCTCTTACTGAATCTTGAAAAGGAAACGGTAGTTCTTGTGGTACACCTAAATTATTATCTTTGTTTTTAAGTTTTTCTATTTTGTTTAGTGTAGGTACACTATCTTTACTAAATTCATATGCAGAGGCCGTTTCAGGCGCTTGTTGGCCGCTGTATTGACCAGTGTAGTATGAAGATTCCTTAAGCTTTACCCGTTTTTTACCGGTATAAGAAGTTGCTTCGTCAAGGATTTTCTTAGTTTTTCTTGGTTTCACTGGTTATACTTACTATACCCGACATGAATCTACTATTACATCTTGGGCAAATCCATTGTGCTTCAGTAACAATATCTTTTCCACGCTTAACTTGCATAATACGCGGATGAACTGCAGGTTGACCACAGGTAACACAAGAAGATGGACGTGGTTCTACTTTATTTTGTAACATATTACAGTTATTTACATAGTTTATTTAAAATACCCAGATAATATGTTATAATTGGATGTTTTATTAATAAACTATAAAGCAACACTTACATCTTGTTAATAGCTTCTTTCTTCTGGATATCTGTAGCTTTAAGGTTATATTCTGCTATACAGACATTGTAAACACCTTCAGGTAAAACATCGACAGGTTCTAATACTTTATTTTTTATACCCCATTCAAACTCATTATTTGGTATTTTACGGATATATTTATCTGGTAAAGAAAAGCATACGGTAGTATCTTTTTCTACTTTTATCTTTACTAACCACTCTCCTTTAAATTTACCTTCAAGTACAACGTAAATTATTCTACGTTTAGGTAAAAATAATAATTTTAATTTACTCAGTATTTTGGTGACCATACGGATCTTCACCACCAGAATTAGCAATGTTTTGGTTAATTTTGTACATTACCCGTCTGAAACGTTCTAATAAAGCATCATGTTCTGCAACTGAATACGCGGATACCATCTCTATAGGGTTATTATTAAGATCATATCCAATCAACATAAACGGCCCCATAAACTCTTTAATTTGATGTTCAAGGGCATCTATATCTCTTTTTTGCTCACGTCTTACAGTGCTTTTTAACTTAGCAAACTCTATTTGAGCAAGTAGTATTGCATCTTTAATCTTTTTTTCATCCACTTCTGTAAACAATGACACGTTTTTGTTAGTTTCAACGGGTGCTACAGGTATAGTAGGGGTGGGCGTAGGTACTATTTCTTTATTTTGTTTTTTAGAAGTAGTTTTTTTAGTAGCCTTAGAATTTTTTTGTTCTTTGCTCACCATAGTTATTTAGTTCCTAAGTAGTTAAAATTAAAGACTACTTAGAACTTCTTTCTGCGGATGCAACAAAATCATAAAATTCTTTCCTGCATTCAGGTTCATCCATAAAATCCCCAGAAAGCTTAGATGTAATCATTACAGCACCGTGGTGCTTAACACCTCTATGGCAAGCACATGTATGAGAGCACTTTACTACAACCGCTACTCCCTGGTTCTTTTCACAAATTTCATCAATAGCTTTATGTATTTGTACTGTAAGAGCTTCTTGAACTTGTGGACGTCTTGCATAGTGTTCTACAATACGGTTAAGTTTAGATAAACCAATAACTCGACCTTCTTTACTAGGTATATAAGCAACATGTGCAACACCTGTAAAAGCTAAATGATGGTGAGAACACATTGAAGTTAATGGTATATTACACTGACTTACAATGCCATCATAACCATCTGACGGAAAAGTAGTAATCTTCGGTGGTTGGTCATAACAACCACGAATTAAATCACAAACATATGCTTTAGCTACACGTTTAGGTGTGCCTTCACTATTAGGATCGTTACGCCAATCTATTTGTAATGCATCTAAGAAGTTTTCATATGCTTTAGTAGCATTGTTAATGATTTCTGTCTTTTCGTCTTCTGTACGAGGGACATTACTATTTGCTGTAGGTAGTTTAGGGTGTTCAGTCTTATTTGACATATATTAAATTATTTTTGTATGTTTCTGTTTTATTGTTAATACCGTATTTTACTAAATAGCTTATTATAACCTCTATTGAATCAGTTTTCAACTTAAAACGTTCAGGAATATATTGACCACCGTCATAAAATTCAAAAAACGTTTCACCAAACATGCCTTCATGGTTAACATAGCATGTACAAAATACTGATGCATTGCCAGGATCTATCATTACAGTCCATGAACGTGGGTCTGCTTCCCCGTAGTTATCAAACATCTTAAAGACCATATAACCTGAATCTTTAAGCCTCTTTATAAAATAGCTTTGAGTTGTTATTTTATTAGACATTATTTTACTAACCCTGATATAATAAACTTAAATTCGGTTTCAGGTGTTGGTTTTACATAAAAGGACATAATCTTTAATTTAAGATTTATACCTACTCTTGCGTTATCAAACTTAACGCCTGTTAATACTCTGAAAATATCTAAGTTAAACGGTATAATTTGAGTCAATGGTAGTCCTTCTATTTTATCTGTGACTTTAAGAGATACACTGTCTGTGTTGGCTGTTTCTTTATCTCCTAATTCACAATATATACCATCGGGTTGACCGTAAAGATAAATTTTATTGGTTTCTGTAGTAAACGAGCTTGCTCTTAAAATTTCTTGTAATTTACGGTAATCTATGTCAAAAAAGGTATCTAATTGCAAAGCTTCAACTTTATCTTTTTTAATTGAAGCTTTTGGTATAGCAGTATCATCAAGAAAGTGATACTTAAACTGCATAGAGTTAGATTTATGCAACAGGTGATTACTGTTAATAATAAACGCAAAATCATCTTCTTCTATACAATCTATTACTCTTAAAAGTTTTTTAATATCTCCGATGTTGAGAGATAATTCTTTATCTATATCAATAGGTGTATTATATTTACCAAGTAAAATAATACTTGTGTCAGGTTTGTTGCATAACACATATAACCCGTCTTTAGTAACTTTAACACAAGCTACATCAACTGCTTTACTTATTATATTTAAAAAATTATCGGCAAAATCTTTTTTAGCCAGCTTGAGTTCCATTTGTTACCTTCGGTTTTTTTTTATTACTGCTGTCAATTAATGTGTTTACTTTATCAGTTAGTATATTAACTGAATTTTGTAATTTATCAATAGCGTTAATAATATCTTCGTAACGGGTTTGTTTATTTAGGTCAAGCTCTAATTGATTAGGATCTATATAAGGTTGTGTTGTGAGAGTATCTACAAAAGGCAATTGCGGCGATGGTATCGAATTTATTACCGGTGCAACAGGTATTAATTGTTGCTGTGTTGGTTGTTGACGTGGTTGTGGGGGTTGAAATGATTGCGGAGATTGAAACTGTGGAACTGGAGTACCCATAGCTTTCATAATACCGGAAGGCATTACTTTAGACATATCCACATCTGTTACTTTCAAACTATCCCCTATGGCGTTCTTTTTAATACCGCCTATATCGTTAGACACCATTTTACCAAGCATAGCAATAGCAATCATTTGCTCCTGAGTAAGCCCTTGCTGTGCAGAAGCCATACGCTCAGCTTCTGTATCAGTAATAGACGGGGCAGCGGGTCTTTGTTCCCGCTGCCTTGCTTCCATAATTTGCTGTCTTCTTTGTTGTTCAGTCATTTAGTTTATAGATCTTCTAAACTATCAAGAATATCTTTAACTTTACTATCGTTTGTAGCTGCACTTTCTTCGTCATCAGGAACGCTTACAGGTACTGCTTTTGTAGTAGATTTATAAACAGATACAGTCTTTGCTACAGGTTTAGCAGGTGTATCATATGGTACATCGTCAATGTCTTCTTCTACTGTAGTTGTAGTTGTTGTACTATCTGAACTACCGGTTTCATTGTCATAATAATGAGTATTAATAAAAGTTTGAATTTCAGCTGGTGTCTTATGTTCAACAAACGTATTAAGATCAAAAATACTATTATATATGTTTTGAATCTTGTCTTCATCTAATCCTTCAATAGCGCTTGGTGCTAAGAATTTAGATGATACATAAGTTGGGTACTTAGGTGCACCTGGCTTATCGGAAACTAATTCTGCTTTAATACGAAGATTGCAACCGTTTTCACTAAAATCAAAAATCTTGGAACCGAACTCCGCTGAATCGTCTCCATTAATAGCTGATTCAATAATCTTGTTTAATTGTTTACCATAACGAAGTACTTTAACAGTCCCGTTATTTTCTGGATTTACTGGATCAGAAACAACATATACGTTAACGTACCAATTTTCTTTACGACGTAAATTAGCCTTAGCTTTTTCTTGTTCGTCAGACGTACCGTTACGTAAAATTTTAAAATATAATTCACTAATAGGGCAACGTTCGTCCCAAGTAGATGGCGAGGTAATACTTGCATATTGACCGGTTGAAATACTATTCCAGCCGTGATGATAGTAATGTAAAAAAGTTTCAGCAGGATTCTTAGTGTTAGGTATTAAACGTACAACGTACGTAGCTGGCTTTGCGATAGAAAAAATGTTCTTATAATTACTGCCAGTGTTTTTACTTTTAGCGGATTCAAGAGCATTTTTAATGCTATCGAACATATTTGCATTGAATGTAGTTTTCATGATTTTATTAGTATTTGGTTATTTTATTTTAGTTAATAGTTTGATACCCTCTTCAATAATGTTCTTTGCTCTAGTAGAAGTATTCAATCTCATTTTATATTTTGAAACGTTATTGTTTAAATCTGTTAGGTAAAGTTCTTTATCTTGAAGGTTAAGTGAGTTTAAATTATTTTCAAAGAAAGGCAACTTAATCAACACATAAATATTAATTAATTTGTTTTTAAAATCAATAAACAACCTGTATGTATAACCTTTTTTGTGATTACAGTACTGAGAAAGGGTTATTCCTTCATTTACACAAGTAGTTGCTATGTATTTTAAGCTTTTCTTAATATCCTCTATCTGGTTTTCTGTATCAGGCAACTCTTCTGCTTTTTGCTTTTGCATAGTATTCCACACTGATATCGCTTTTTGTGTGGTATAAAAACTAAGAGGAAATAATTCTTCGTCTTTATATATTATGTACGGAGCAGTAAAGAACTCTCTAGGCTGTATCTGTGGAAATTTCTTAAAAAATAACTCTAAACGTTTACATATCACACCATCTGGTGTGGTGTCAAACTTACTGAAATCTTTACGAGGTGTCCAAGGTTTGTTTTTAAAACCTCTAGAAACTGCAAGATATGTATTATAGATCTCTGATACGTTCATTTAGTACTACGATTGTAGTACCTCTCTCACTACTTTGCTACGACAAAGGTTAGAATTATACTTTAAAAATATCAAAATTGCTTCTTTTTCATTATCTACCTGCAACATTTTCATGTATATTTTCTTGTAAATAGGGTGCTTAATTATTAAAGAGAATACAGTAACGTTGTTTAGCTTTTTATTGTGAATAATAGAACAAAACGAACTAAACTTAACTAATGCTGTTTCTACTTCTTCTTCCATTAGAGTATCTAATGGATTATTTAACACTGCTGATTCTAAAGCACCTATTACCCCGGACATTATAATTTCTCCGTTAAAGTTAATTGTTTAACAAATTCCATAAACGTGTCAGTAATTTTACCACCAGCAGCGTATTCATGCCCACCACCTTCACAGAGTTTATTAGCAAGTTTAGACATATTCACCGTACATTCTTTTTTCTTTCTAAACGATACATGTGAACTGTTAGTGTTAACAAAGAACACTATATCAGAGTTGTAATTTTTAAGCAAATAATCACACACATCGTTAACATACTTTGTACCCATTGAACCGGTAACGATAAGGTTTTGTTTACTAATGTTAATACTACCGGTATATATTTGTAAGTTTTTAATTGCTAAGTCTCTTCCAGTAATGTATTCTTTAATAATGTTTTTTTCTTGTTGGTTAAATCCTTTAAAACCAACGTAAAACCGTTCAGCAAATTTATCTACTCGTGTTTTGTCAAGTGTTTTCTGTGTGTTAATTAAAAGGCAATTTAAGTTGTATGAATCTTCTAATTTAAGCTGATAACTATCATAATCATCAGCTAAAGCTATTAAAATTTTCTGTTCTGCAGATAGGGTACTTTCAAAACCAGGGGTTATTGTCTT